CTGATTGACTTGACCTTGCGGATGTTTATCGAGCCGAAGCTAGAACTTGACCTTGATTTACTTGAACAGCACTTGACAGAAGTGAAAGACAGAAAGGATGAGTTGTTATCAGAAGCTGGGATTGCCAAAGAGGAACTGATGAGCAATCCGAAGTTCGCGGCAATACTTGAGTCGCTTGGTGTCAAACCGCCCATGAAGATAAGCCCAACCACAGGAAAAGAAACTTATGCGTTTGCCAAATCAGACGAAGGGTTCAAGGCGTTGGCTGAACACGAAGATGCAAATGTGCAGGCTCTGGTCGCGGCGCGGCTCGGCACGAAGTCCACACTAGAAGAAACTAGGACACAACGTTTTATCGACATTGCGAAGCGTGGAAGTTTACCTGTGCCGGTTCGGTACTACGCCGCGCACACCGGTCGATGGGGTGGGGATGACAAGATCAACTTGCAGAACCTACCAAGTCGGGGTCCAAATGCTAAGAAGTTAAAGAATAGTATCGTCGCACCAGAGGGGCACACACTGATAGACGCAGACTCGGCACAGATCGAAGCACGTGTACTGGCGTGGCTTGCGGAGCAGGATGATCTAGTTAATGCGTTCGCCAATGGGGAAGATGTTTATATCAAGATGGCATCGAAGATTTACGGCAAGCCCGAAGATCAGATCGACAAGTCAGAGCGGTTCGTTGGTAAGACAACAATTCTTGGTGCCGGATACGGTATGGGCGCAGTCAAGTTCCAAGCACAGCTAAAGACGTTTGGGCATGATATGGAACTCGACGAAGCTCGTCGCGTAATTCAGATTTATCGTGACGCGAACTGGAAGATCAACAACTTGTGGCGCGATGCACAGAACATGTTGAAGAACTTATCCAATGGTGTATCAGTGCCATTAGGCAGGAACGGAGTCCTTGAAGTAGTTGCTGACAAGTCTGCTATCAAATTACCGTCAGACCTGTTAATGCGTTATGATGACTTACAAGCTGAGCAAACTGACAAAGGGTTTCAGTTTACTTACAACACACGACGAGGCCGAAACTACATCTATGGTGGCAAGGTGATCGAGAATGTGTGCCAAGGTATCGCACGGTGCATTATCGGCGAACAGATGTTGAAGATCGCAAAACGTTATAACGTTGTGCTAACGGTACATGACTCGATAGTTTGTTGTGTTAAAGACTCTGAAGTCCAAGAAGCCCAGAGCTACATTGAAGAGTGTATGCGGTGGACACCTGAGTGGGCTGAAGGTTTGCCGATTAACTGTGAGTCTGGAACAGGTAAGTCATACGGGGAGTGTGGATGATGGGGTGGATAATTATCAATCCGGCTAACCAAACATATGATGGTTTGTACGCTAGCAGAGATGATGCTGACGAAGCGTGCGAATACTGGAAAGAGACTTGGGGGGAACCCATGTGTTATGTACATCACTTTAAAGCTAACGCTATGAGAGAGTTGGAACCGCATTATAAGTTTATGGCTGACGCTAAATATGAACAGGAGAGTGTATGAGTGTAAAGCCGTGGTCGTTTAGTCGCATTAAGGCGTTTGAGCAATGTCCTAAGAAGTTCTATCACTTGAAGATAGCGAAGGACTACACCGAACCCGAAACAGATGCGATGCGCTACGGAACAGAGTTGCACTTAGCCGCGGAAGAATACGTCCGAGATGGTAAACCAATCCCTGAGAAGTTTATGTTTGTAAAAGATGTACTCGATGCGCTTCTCAAAAAAGAAGGCGAGAAGTTGTGCGAGTATGAGATGGGGCTGACTGAGAACTTAGAGCCATGCGGATTCAAAGACGAGAACGTGTGGTATCGGGGAATAGCTGACTTAATCATCTTAAATCGTGCGGCGAAAAAAGCGTGGGTCATTGACTACAAGACTGGTAAAAACGCACGGTACGCAGACAAGGGGCAGTTGGAACTGATGGCACTCGCTGTATTCAAGCACTTCCCCGAAGTCGAAACAGTCAAAGCAGGATTGTTATTTGTCGTGTCGAACAACTTGATAAAAGATGTTTACACAAAAGAAAACGAATGGCTGATGTGGAAGAAGTGGACTGAGGACTACGGTAGAATGGAGAAAGCATTTGAGGCTGATGTCTGGAACCCACACCCAAGCGGCCTATGTAAACGGCACTGTCCGGTGACGGAGTGTGTACATAACGGGAGGCACTGATGCCATACACTAAATCTAAACGTCCTTACAAAAAGGAATACCAAAAACAGAAGGAACGTGGTGAACACGAAGACCGGATGGAGCGCCAACGTGCGAGACGAACCCTTGACAAGAAGGGCGTAAACCGTAAAGGTAAGGACGTGAGCCACAACAAAGCGTTGAGCAAAGGTGGTTCAAACAAAGATGGTTACAAGTTGGAAGCACCATCAAAGAACCGTAGTCGTAACGGAAAGAAGCCAACTAAAAAATAAGTTATATAGGTTATAACTGGTTATAACTCGGTATAACAAATCAAGTAGCGCATTGCGGAGACCGTTTTGCGCTATATACGCGTGGAGAACAGATGGAAATCATAGACAACAAAGCGGTCATGCTGAGGTTACGGCACCCGCAAAAGATAACGACGATCATCCCAAAAAGCCGTGAGCTAGAGGGGAACAAAGTGCTAGTCAATTGGGGTATGGACGAGGTGCAGGTATTGCGTAACCTGAACATTGATGTCCCATCGCCCATCGAAGGTCGCTACGAGTGGACAGGTAAATACAAGCCGTTCGATCACCAGAAAAAGACCGCGAGTTTTCTGACACTTAACAAGAAAGCATTTTGCTTCAACGAACAGGGCACCGGCAAAACCGCAAGTGCAATCTGGGCGGCTGACTTTCTTATGAAGCAGGGCCGCGTACGTCGAGCTTTAGTTATCTGCCCGCTGTCCATCATGGATAGTGCATGGCGTAATGACTTGTTTACATTTGCAATGCATCGGACTGTCGATGTAGCACATGGCGCGGCGAAGAAACGCAAAGAGATAATTAACAACGGCTCGGAGTTTGTCGTCATTAACTATGATGGAGTCGAGATCGTAGCAGACGATATCCGCAATGGTGGTTTTGATCTAATCATTGTTGACGAAGCGACACACTATAAGAACGCACAGACTAACCGATGGAAAGTGCTGAACTCGTTGGTCGGGCCTGACACTTGGTTGTGGATGATGACGGGTACTCCTGCCGCGCAGTCGCCACTCGATGCGTATGGTCTAGCTAAACTTGTCAACCCACAAGCTGTGCCTAGGTTTTTCGGGTCATTCCGCGATCAGGTTATGGTGAAGCTGACTCAGTTCAAATGGATACCGAAAGAAAACGCAACTGATGTAGTGCACCGTGCATTACAACCCGCCATACGATTTACCAAAGAAGAGTGTCTCGACTTGCCAGAGATGGTGTATGTCAAACGTGATGTGGAGATGACTCGACAGCAGAAGAAATACTACAAGGAACTCAAAGACCGGATGATTATGGAAGCCGCGGGCGAACAGATCACAGCGGCTAACGCGGCGGTCAACATGAACAAACTCCTGCAAATATCTTCTGGTGCAATTTATACCGACAACGGTGAGGCACTAGAGTTTGACATCAAGCACCGATACCAAGTGCTGAAAGAGGTTATCGATGAGAGTAGCCAGAAGGTTCTTGTGTTTGCACCGTTCAAGCATGTGATTGATGTCTTGACACAAAAGCTACGAAAAGACGGTATTAGTGTAGAGATAATACGTGGAGACGTGCCCGCCGCACAGCGAACTCAGATATTCAAACGGTTCCAAGAATCAGATGACCCGCAAGTTTTGGTTATCCAACCGCAGGCGGCGGCGCATGGTGTGACGTTAACAGCGGCAAACACTGTTGTGTGGTGGGGGCCAACAAGTTCCTTAGAGACATACGCGCAGGCTAACGCACGTGTTCACAGATCAGGACAAAAACATAAATGTACTGTCGTACAACTCCAAGGTTCTGACGCAGAAAAACACGTTTACAAGTCTCTCGACAGAAGAATTGATGTACACACACAGATTATTGATCTTTACAAAGAAATACTTGACTAGAACAAGAACAGTCACTATAGTGAACTACTCGATAGGTAATGGAGAACACTTATGTCTGAGCAAAAGCAACAAGTGCCTGTCGAAAAGCTGACCAAAACATACTTAAAAATCAAACAGAAGCGGTCAGAACTTTCGGCGGAGTACAAGGAGCAAGATGAAAAACTTGTCGCACAGTTAGACAAGATAAAGGCGGCATTACTTGACTACTGCAAGGAGCAGGGAGTTGAGAGTGTCAGAACTTCAGAGGGTATGTTTTACCGCAGTGCCAAGACACGTTATTGGACGAGCGATTGGGAGTCTATGTACAAGTTTGTGCTTGAGAATAAAGTCCCAGAGTTTTTCGATAAGCGTCTGAACCAAACTAACGTAAAGCAATACCTAGAAGAAAACCCCGAAAAGGTGCCGAAAGGACTGCAAGTAGATTCGGAGTACGTAATATCAGTGAGGAAAAAATAATGAGCGGATTCGTTCAAATTGATGAGATGGCAAAGTACTTTTCTGTCTCAGTATCAACAATACGTGCATGGGTGCGGCAAGGTCACATTCCTGCAAACGCCTACATTAAAGTGGGTAACACGTATCGGTTTAGTATCCCAATGGCAGTAGAGGCATTGACTGCGGTACAGTCAGAGGAAGATACTACACAGCCCGATGAAGCTACCGAAGAAGTAGTTGAAGAAATGAGCGAGGCACTAGAAGAAGATGTCGCGCCACAAGACGAGCTTGTAGATTTCGAGCTTGATGAACTAGACGACGATTTGTAAGGAGAACGTCATGTCTGAACTGGATATTTTTAAAGGCAATCAACTTGCCAACAGCGATTTATTTAAGTCATTACAAGATGTAAATAAGAACTTACTATCAGGTGCAGAGGGTGGTGGACTACGCCGAATCAGCATCAAGGGTGGCAAGTTCCGCGAGTTCGTTGGTGGTGAGCAAGTTAACGTGAGTACTGAAAACGGTATGAACGTTGTTATCGTCAACGCGGCTTCAATCTCGCGCACATACTACGCGGGTGAGTACGATCCAAAAGCGGTTGTTGTCCCACATTGTTGGTCTGCTGACACACAGATTCCTGCAAAGGAAGTACCAGAAGACCAACGCCAATCGGCGCGTTGC